ATTTTTAAAGACCATAGAGGTTTTTTCGTCCCAATTAAATTATCCGATAAATGGGTTCAATCAAATATTAGTATTAATGACGATATGTTTGTATTTAGAGGACTACATCTACAAAAATTCCCAAAGTCTCAAGCAAAAGAAGTAATGGTAATTAAAGGTAGAATTTTGGATTTTTGTGTTTGTGTAGATAAACTAAACCCAAATTTCGGTAAAACTTTTGAATTCATGATGAATGAAGGTGATAGTTTATATGTCCCTATCGGATATGCTCACGGATTCTTAACTCTACAAAGTGGAACAATTGTTAATTATTTGGTTGATGAGGTATACTCTCCTGAACACGAGGTTTCAATTAAATGGGACAGTGTTGAAGAAGTTAAGGAGACTATTACTAAAATGACTGCAGGGTTTACATTCAAACTAAAAATGAGTGATAAAGATATTGATGGGATTAATTTATCAGAATTACTATGATTGAATACATAAACGAAAATGCTGAAGGAGCGGTTCTATTAACAGGATTTGATGACTGTATTATAGGCGTTGTTGAAGAATTTGGTAATGGAAACAGAGTTTTATACTCGAAAGAAAAAATAATTCAAAAACTTATGGAAGACATGAATGAAGAAGATGCCCATGAATATTTTGACTACAACATTATCGGTGGACATTTTGGAGAACAGAACCCAGTTTTCTTAATTTAATAATGTTTCACCCAAAACATTAATATTTTTGGAGCGTATCTTTGTACAGTTCTATTAACATTTTCAATAGTTATTTCTTTTCCTTCATCTTCAATTACTTTCATGGCTCCTCTAATCATAATTTCTTTTACCTTATCTGCCATGTCAACTAAATCATCAAAACTTTCACTATCTACATTGTAATGTTCTTTTTTCAAAGTATTCTTACCCATGTAAAGGTATGGGGACGATGATAACATATTAACTATACTTGTTTCTCGTAATAAATCTAAATATTTTTTTATTTCTGGCATTTTAAAATATTTCAAAACTTTTGTGTGTTCGGCTAATTCATTAACATTAAGATAAGAAGACTCTTTTAGTTTTCTTTTCTTATGGTAATCTTCCTCTTTTAACCATTTATCCTCATCTTTTAACATTGAAATTGATGACCCCTTATTATCCCATTTCACAAAAATTTGCATTTCATTTTGTCCAGTGACTACTCCTTTTTCACCCATAAAATCGTTCTCACCTTTCATCGACAAACAAATTATTCTATCTCCTATCTCGACTTCAGGATTTAATTTACTCATAAAAAAATATTTAAAAATTATTTATATTTATATAAATACAATGAAAGTTTATATTACAGATTTACAGAGAAAAAAATTGATTTTAGAATCAGCATCTAATGATATTGAAAATATTTCCAATGAATCTAAAAAATTAGGAGAATCAATTTTAGATGAGGTTAAAAAACAAACTAATTTAGACCTTGGGATTCTTTTATCTTGGAGTGCTTCCATTGGTGGGTTTATGTCACCATTGAATGATATTATCCAAGGGAAATTTCCTGAATTTTCAGATTCAGATAGATTTTTAGTATTGTCGGGTTTATTATTCTCAGTACTTTACCAAAATAAAAAATTTTTTAATACAGTTAAGGATAAATTAATTGAAAAGGGATTGTATCAATTTTTCTTAGATTTATTACCTAAAGCTGAAAGAATAAAAGACAATTTTTTGTCTTTTTTATCTAGTGTGGGAATATACATTGATAATATTTCAAAAATAATTGGTTTTACTTTTGTTATACCAATATTACCAATAATATACGGTTTAGTAAGTCAGGGGGATATCCTTTCGTTAAGTGTTGAAGAGATAGTTAAAAGAATCTTAATGTACTTAACGAGTGTTACCGTGGGGGTCACGGTTAAAAAATTCTTGACTAAGATTGTATCAAAAATGAAAAAGAATAATTAATTCTCAATTATCTTAATCACCAAATTACCGTTACCTTTAATTGTTCTATGATAAATCCCTTCGGGTATAAAGTATTTTTTACCTACTGTCATATCAATAGGAAGTTCGTTATCTAATTGTAATTTCCACCCATCACTCTCAATTATTTCAACAATCCTGTCTTTTCTATCTCTATGCCACATCAATTCACCTGAATCAATTTCTTGAGTAAAGGTACGAATTTTTTCGTTATTATTAATTTTTGAGTCTTGATATGGTTTCATATTACCAATACCCTGGATAGGTCTTTCCACCCCATAAATGACCGTATCTATTTATTCTACACGCCCAATATCCTGCCTTTGTCTTATCTTTCTTATTATGACATTGGTGTCTTGCGGCGAATGATTTTCTGGCTTGTGCGTTAGAAACTTTTGCAGTCAATCCTCCGTGTACATCACCAAAAGATATTTTTTTTACTTTACCTGAGGATGGGTTTTTCACATATACAACATATTTTTTATTACCACCTGAATTTCTCATTGGTCTATTTAGTTGTACATTTTTACCATTATAATCGGCCTCATTCAAATCTTGGATTACATATGGTAAATCTAAATTAACTACTTTACCATTTGATAATTTAACTCTCTTACCAATTTCAGTATTGATTACCTCTTCTTCATTTTCATTAAGGTAAATTACACCTAATTTATTTAATTTTCTAACTTCATTAAACAATTCTAAAAAAAATTTAGAGTTTGGTCTATATATGTTTTCGGTAATTGGTATCTCATTTTTAATATGAAATATTAATCCTTCAGACATATTAATTTTATCATTTACAGACTCTAATATAATTTTATTAAGTTTCATTGTTTTTTACGAAAAAAGAAATATAACCCAAAAAATGATAGAGATATACCATAAAAAATCCCTGTGGTAATCCAATAGGAATTTGTCGAGTCTAGAATCATTTTGAAAATGATGTCGAAGCCTAAGGGGTTGAAAAACATCCCAACCATTAGACAGTATGTTGCCACGTTCTTGTGGAATATTTGTCTCCAAGTCATCACTATCCATTTATGTGGATTTAAAATTTATGAACCTAAGTTCTTTTATGATAAATATTATATTGTAGGTAATAATTATAGTAAAACAAAATTATGGCTCAAAAAATAACAAAATCCGCAAGTAGTAGTAAAATAAATTTTGGAACTAAGAGAGTTGGTAAGTTCTCTAAAAAACAAACTTCAAATAAAAAGTCTAAAAATTATAAAAAACAATATAGAGGACAGGGAAGATAATTTTTTGACTTGAATTAATGTGACAAATTGTTATTTTTGTTATATATTATTATGGAAAAAAATTTATCATCATTAGAAGAATCCTTTGATAGGATAAGAGAGTCGTTTATCTCTGAAATTCCTTTCGGCAAAATTTTTAGATTTATTTATGGAATAATTTATTTTATTGCAGGATTAAATCAATTAATTGGTCTATTTAAAATCGCACATCCTGAACACACTCGGTTATTTTGGGAGGGTGTGGAACATTCAGGGTTCATATTACCTTCAATTGCAATTATTCAAATTTATTGTGGGATATCATTTATAAGAGGATTCGGTCTAAGGGTTTCACCATTTTTACTTCTACCTATAAATTTTGGTATTGTTATGTACCATGTTTGTCTTGACAGTACAACTCTTTGGATTCCAATATTTTTACTTATTGTAAATTTATATCATTTAAATAAATATGGATTTTTAAACATTAACTCTTGGATTAATTAATGACCAAAAAATATCTTGAAAGGACGATAAATAAACTCTATAAAACAGAGATAGATGAGTATTTTGGTAAAGATTCTAAAATAATAATTGAATCTTGTTTTCTTTCAACCAATACTAAAAAATGGTCGGTTTCCGCAAAATTAGTCCCAACCAATCATTATCAAGCAATAGACATTTATCCATATGGATTAGAAATTTTAATAACAGATGCTTGGAAATTTACAGGTAAAGATAAAGATATAATAATAACAACTTCAATAGACCACTCTAATGGCCCATCCTATTTTACATTCTAAAAGTTCAGCAAAAAAATTTGGTGGAAAATGGGAAGACTATATCCATCTACATGAATGGTTAGATGAAACTAAATCTTGGTACGGACATTCAATACACAGGATGTTTAGACATCATAGTGAGGGTATTTTTGAAATGGAAAAAAAATTTGGTACCTCTTTTACAAATAGTGACGACAAAGTAGTTTATACAAGATACGTAGGTGAACAACATGTGAAGGAAGATTGTAATAACTACATTCCTTCGGCAAAAGAATGGTTAATGGCAATTGAAAAAAATGAAAAGCCTATTTGGATGTTGAAAACGATTAAATTAGAATTTGAAGATTAAATATTTATACATATGGAAATTAAATTATTGGAAAACTATTTGAAAGGTGACGATTCAAAAAAGATGTTAAAAAAAATTAAATACATCTGTATGTCTTATGGACATGATAAATTTGAACAAAATTTTTCAGTGTATGACGGAGACAATCACCTTGATTATAATTTCTATGTCTATGGTATTAAATTTCCTGAAGATGTTAGAAAATATTTAGATTTCGTATTTAGCGAATTTGCGGAAGATAATTTTGATATTATTGATTGGGATGAGTCCAGCGGTTATGACATTACAGGATATTGTCAATTATCATTTTTATTTGATTTTAAAAATAATAAAGTAAAGATAAGTCAGTCATTACAATTTTATGATACTGATAGTCAGTATGTAAAAATTGATAAGGATAACCTACCGGAAAATATTATAGACACATTAAATGAAGTAAAAAAAGAAAGAAAAATTGAAACATTTGACGTTCAATTTGAAGGTTCGGGAGATAGTGGATATATTGAGTCAGGGCGAGATTCAAATGATTCAATTTTTGCAATACCTGCCGATTTAGAAGATTACCTATACGAGTTAATAAGTAATTATGTTGGTTCAGGATGGGAAATTAATGAAGGGTCTCAAGGAACATTTATGTTCGATTTAAAAAATTATAATATTGATTTTAGATTTGGTTTAAATATTGAAGATTTTATCAATAGTGTAATATATGAGTTTGATATTAATATTTAGACTCATTTATTTTTTCCTGTAAAATATCCACAAAATCTTTTTGCATATTTTTTAGTAAAGATATAAAATAAATATCCCCTTCAGATTTTGAACCGGTTCGTTTATCTGATGGTGGTCTATTACTTCTATTAATATAATTTAATCCTGAAATATTCGTAATACATTTATGTCCACCAGAATTGGCACTTATAAAATCCCAAGCACTTATACCTATTTTATCTAAAAATCTAAGTTCATTTTCTGTTAACTCAGAAAATAATTTTGACATCATTTTTTTAATTTCAACAATATATTTGAAACCGTTATCTAAATCTAATATTTTTTCACCATAAATTGCAGCAAAATCCTTAAATGTAAAACCTACAGAATTATCATTTGCCTTTAATTCTGAAATCCATTTAATAGTCGATAAAGGTATTTTTTTACTTTTTAGTTCTGACTCATAATTAGATAATACTTCTTCGGCAATTTCACCTAAATTAACCCCTTTCAATTCTCTTTCTTTTTTAAATGGATTACAGGATGCCTGTAATAATCCGTTAGGCCATGCCATCACTAAAAAATCTGCTTCAGGATTATTTCTAAATGGGGTATATCTATCAAAAGACCCCTGAGGTACCATATAACCCCCACCATACTGACTAATTATATTACCAATTATTTCAACCTTTTGGTTTTTAGACATGTCCTTAATATACTTGTCTCTATTTTTTTCTAAGTCTTTAATCCCACTAAAACCTTTCTCCCTCATTATCTTTCTAATTGTTAAATATATATTCAACAATGACGGAGAACATTCCATAACAAGTGTTTCTAAAAATCCGGGTTTGTTTTTAAATGCTAATAGTAATTTATTAGTAACTAATCCTAACAAAAACTTATTTTTTCTTAACGCTTCATCTTTATCTAATTTGAATGCGTATGTCATTACTTCTTCTACCGATATGTCATTACTTGCAAAATTTGCTGAATCAACTGTAGATATTAATGATATGTCATTATTAGGAAATAATTCTTTAGGTGATACAACTTGTGATATCGTTTCAACATTTGACCTTGATGGTCTAAAATTTGTAGAAGTCTCCTTTTCTACACCAGCTTGTCTGTCATGGTGGTCAGTATGAATTACAAACATCGGTTTTCCGTGGGCAAAGTCTACTAAAACAGGCATTATTTCTCCTGATGCATCAGGTTTTTTTATCGACCATTCTTTGTCACCATATTGTATTAATTCAGAATCAACAACTCTAATTCCGTTATCCTCCAAATATTTTTTCATGGCAATTGCGGTAGTTACACCGTCTAAATCCATATGAAAATATATTTTTGCCTTTTTATATCTGTCAGATAATTCTTTAATGTTTCTTATACCACTTTCTGAAATAATTTTTCTCATAATTAATAAATATTATTATTTCCAAAAAACTTGGACTATCATTATTAACAAGGATAGAAATAAAAATATTATAGTTTTAGTGTTAATTTCCAAAATTAATTTTGTAAATTACTTTAACTAATACTAAAAAAATATTATAATTGGTTATGAATAAAATTAAAACAGGAAGTAAAGTTTCAGTTAATTATACTGGACGACTTGAGGACGGAACGGTTTTCGATTCCTCATTAAACGAAGGTAGAGAGCCTTTGAACATTACAGTAGGTAACGGAGAACTAATTAAAGGTTTTGAGGACGGCCTAATCGATATGTCAGAGGGTGATAAGAAGACTGTAACAATCACGTCAGAAAATGCCTACGGTGAATATCGCGGAGAATTAATCAGCGACATTAAATTAGACATGTTACCAACAGATGTTAAAGTTGGGGATGAATTAATTGGAGAAAGCGATATGGGTCCAATCAGAGTTAAAGTAATGGAGATTGGTGACGGAGTAGCATCATTAGACGCTAACCACCCATTAGCAGGTAAAACTCTAATTTTTGATTTAGAAGTACTATCAGTTAATTAATCATTTTTTAGTTTACCCATTAGATTTCCCCATAAAAGAGATTGGATGATTATTAATACAATTCCAGTGTAAAATGAGAAATCATCTTGACTGTTGAAGATTAATAATAAACTTAATGCTAATGCCCACATGCAGGCGGTTAATTTGATTTTCATTTTATTAGTATTTACACAAATATAATAAAAATTTTGATAGTCAAAAAAAAACCTCACAAATTTGTGAGGTTTTTTCATTTATTAAATGATTATCTTAATCTTCTTTTTCTTCTTAGGTAATTTTCTTTAATTTTTGAACGTTCTTCATCATCCATTCCTTTACCTTTTTTCATCTTCATCTTCAGTTTTGTTTCAGCTTCTTCAGCTTCCTCATCCGCTCCCATCTCTTTTAGTTTAGATATCATACCTTTAACAAAAGGTACAATGATATGAGAACCAGCAACTGACAACATGCCAATTGCAGTTAATATGATTGTTAAAATAGCGTCAGGAGTACCCATAGGACTTGGATTTACATACTCTTTAACCTCTTTTTTATTTTCTTTCTTCATTGACTCACTTATTCTAATGGCCAATTTATTTAATTGATACTCGTTAATTTTTGACATAGTTATACGTTTTATTATAAATACATTGTTAATTTAAAATTTCTCTATATACCTTTAAAAATTTTTGACTTATTTTTAAATCGTCTAAATCTTTATCTTTAAAATAACCACATTCACTGTGTTCAAACCCATCTTTAGCCTTATCTAAATCAGGTTTTATTTTAGTATTTTTCACACTTAAAAAAATTGTGATTTTGTTATCTAATTTTATTATTTTTTTAAGAGTACCCTTTATACTAATATTAGTTTCTTCTTTAAATTCTCTGACAGCCGCCTCGGCAGGGGATTCCCCTTTTTCAACCCCACCCATAGGTGGAGACCAATATCCACCATGATTTACACTTTCGCTTCTTTTACAAAGTAAAATTTCATCATTAACTTTAACTATTATTCCTGCAGATTCTGACATTTATTATTGTTTTTTTTGAAAAAAAATATATTTATTATTTATAAATATATTATTTAGTTTATGTCGATAGAAATAGTTGTAGCTTTTATAACAGGAGTATTAGGTCCTCTATTAATAATTATAGCAAAAGATTATTTAAATAAGAGAAAAGTTAAGCCTGATTTAGTACATGAGACTCTTAAAGTTTCAGAATTAGTAACATCAAGAATAGAACATATTAAAGAAGAATTTAAAGCCGATAGAGTATGGATAACTCAATTCCATAACGGAGGTAATTTTTATCCTACAGGTAAATCTATGGCGAAATTCAGTGTAATTTACGAAACTGTTCATGTTGGTGTGAATTCAATCCAATCAAACTTTCACAATATTCCAGTTAATTTATTTAGTAAATCAATAAATGAATTATTAATGAATGATGTTATAGAAATACCTGATTTTAAAGACGAATCAATCTCAACTTTTGGTTTAAAATATATCGCAGAAGAAAATGGTTGTAAATCAGGTTATTTATTCGCAATTAAAACAATTGATGGTAAGTTCATAGGAACTTTAGGGATTGATTATACCAAAAGAAAAACAAAATTGGAAATTGAATCTATTAATCACTTACAGGTACACGCTACCGCTTTGGGTGGGGTTTTAATGAATCACCTTTCTAAGTAATATTAAATTATTCAGGATTTATTTTTAAGCAACAACTTCAAAATTTTCAGAAGCCTTTAATGCACTATTTCTATGAGAACTACGTCCACCACCTGCATTAATATCTGCAAACTTAATCGCAGCTTCTTCTTTTGAAGTAAATTTAGGAAATTCGGATGCTGGTTTACCTTTTGTAAAAAATTTAAGAGCAATTTTCGCAGCAATTTTAGGGTCATTAACCAAATCAGGGTCTTGGACTAATTGACTACCCATACCAATCATATTACTGTATTTTTCATAATTTTTAATTCCGGTCAACTGATTAAATCCTCTACCTCTGTAGTTATACCCATCACTACCACCTTGATTACCAACTGTCTTTGCGTAAATCACATTAAAGAATTTCTTAACATCTTTCTTTAATTCGTCTAATTCAGAATCACTATAGTTTGCAACTCTTTTACCAAATAACTTTCTTATTCTTTCGTTACTTGTTTTATGGTAAGACACTTCACTTTTTGGTTTAAATCCTGACTCTTTTTTAATAACCGATAATATTCCAACTTGAGCATAAGGGTCAGTTATACCTTCTTTGTTCATTTCATCAATTAAAAAATTAATGTTAGTAAGTTGTTCACTATCAAAATTGCCAGTGATTTTAACTTTACCGTTTTCAATTCTTTCATCTTTTTTTACTTCAGATGATTTTTCAAATTCTTTATTTTCAGGTTTTTCATCATCAGTGTTTGAAACTGTTTTATCACCTGAAAATATTTTACTAGAATCTTTTTTATTTAATAAATCCCTTAAATGTTGACCAACCGGAAGTCCTATATGAACGTGAGTTATCTTAGGTGCAGTATCCCATTCAGATATTTCACCAATATAATCACCAACTTTAACCTTATCCCCTTTTTCTAATTTTACATTTTTTAAATGTGTGTAAAATATATCAGGATAACCATTTTCACCCTCAACTGTGATTTGTGTACCAAAAACTTTTCCTGTCGTTTTATTAGTTACTCTAACACGTTTTACAGTTCCTTCAGTGTAGGAATTAACTACAGTACCAGGAGGTGAAAAAATATCCCAAGCATTATCAGATTGCCAATTACCAAAAGCCCTTTTACTATGATGTTTTGGAGAGTTCTCCAAGTCTGTACTAAAAGTTCCCCCAATAACCTCTTTACCCTCAGTTATTAAGTATTTTAATTGAGTTTCTGTAATTATTAATTTCATATTATGCGTATTGTGGTGAAAATTCTATTCCGTTAGGGGTATATCTCAAAGAACATTCTGGCATACCCATACCACTCATTCTTACACTTGAGTTTGGTCCCATTTTTATTGTAGTATTAGGAGTTAAAATTGCTCCACCTAACTTATGTTGTTTACCATTAAAATAAACATCCCCGTTAATTCCGGTTACCTTAAACTTAGTTGACCCTCCTTTTAAAATTTTAATAACGTCTTCTTCTTTTTTTGATTTAAATGAATTAGTCTCTATTTTACAATCTTTTAGGTCAGATGTTACATAACCGAATTCTTCTTCTAATAGAACTTTTTTTACTATTCTAAATAAATCGTTCTCAGAAAGTCTTACAATTTTTTTCATGTTTTTTTGATATAATATAAATATCTTATATAATAAAAAAACCCCAAAAGGGGTTTTTCAGAAATACTATATTTTTAAAATTATCCTGCAGTTGGAGGTGTTCCTGATAAACAAACAACTTTACATTTAGTTCCATCAGGTTTTGTTAACATACCGTTAGCATCTAAAGAACCTGTAACACCTGGAGTACAATCGGCAACCTCTTGAGATACGGGTGCGGGTGGATTAGGTCCTGGTACAGGTGCTGTCGCAGGTGGTGTCGCAGGTACAGGTGCGGGAGCAGGTGTCGGGGGTGTTGCAGCAGGTGCTGGAGCCGGAGGAACTTGTTCCATTATTGTTCTTCTTCTATTTTCTAATAATGTATTAGATTCTTGAATGTGTCTTATTTTACTGTAACTTTTTCTCATAATAATAAATATATTATTTTTTTATTTTATTCAGTTTATTACTATATGATTGTTCATTTTTTTTGTATTTATGGTACAAATCAAAGTTTTGTATTGACTCGTTGGTGTTTGTTTTGAACAAAGAATAAACTTTTGATATTTTTTTAATCATTTTCCCCGCAACATTTTTCATTCTAACAATTTCATCTTTAAAAAAATCAGATGGATTATTTTGATATTTTTTAATTTCATTTTCAAATTTCTGAGAGAAATCCATTTGTTTAAATGGATTTAAAAAAATGTACTGAGAAAAATAAAAATTAATTTTATCCACTCTCCAATTAGTAATGTTTAAGTGAATATATTTTAAACAATCCTGTATGATTTCATCATCACTTTTTGAACTGTCAAACTTATTAATAATTTTTAGAAAAAGTTTACACTCTTCAATATTTTCACGTAAATCTTGAATAAAATTTTCATAACTATAATCTCTAAT